TCTCACTGCTCACGGCGAACCCTTCAACAGAGTGGGATGGGAGTACATTCTACAAGCACACGGTGGTTACCTCCCTGTCGTTATACGTGCTGTGCCTGAAGGCACAGTGGTACCTGTTAAAAACGTTTTGGCAACTATTGAGAACACAGACCCTAAGTGCTACTGGCTTACCACTTACTTGGAAACTGCTCTACTACGTGCCGTCTGGTACCCAACTACTGTTGCTACTCAGTCTTGGACCATTCGCAAAGTAATTCTTGACTACCTGGAGAAAACTGGTGACCCTTCCCTTATTGATTTTAAGTTGCACGATTTCGGTGCTCGTGGTGTTTCTAGCCTGGAGTCAGCGGCTATTGGAGGCGCGGCACACTTGGTTAACTTCATGGGTAGCGATACTGTTTCTGGTGTTTTGTATGCTCGTGAATACTATGATGCTGGGGTTAGCGGCTTTTCTATCCCAGCCGCTGAGCACTCAACAATTACTAGCTGGTCTCGTGATGGTGAAGTAGATGCTTACAGAAATATGCTTACCCAATTTGCAAAGCCTGGCTCGATTGTGGCTGTTGTATCTGATTCTTACGATGTGTTCAATGCCGCTGAAAAACTATGGGGTGAGGCACTTCGTCAACAAGTGGTTGATTCGGGGGCTACCGTTGTTATTCGTCCTGACAGTGGTGATCCTCTTGCTATCAACCAACAACTGATTGAGATTCTTGGTCAGAAGTTTGGTTACACTACTAACGCTAAGGGTTTCAAAGTACTGAACAATGTACGTTTGATCCAGGGTGACGGCGTGAATGAATTGAGCATCCGTTCGATTCTCGGTGGCTTCATGGCAATGGGATGGTCGGCTGACAACATCGCATTCGGTATGGGTGGTGCACTACTTCAACAAATTGACCGCGATACACAAAAGTTCGCTATGAAATGTAGTGCCGCTCTTGTCAACGGTCAATGGATTGATGTACAAAAAGATCCTATCACTGATAGTGGTAAGAAGTCTAAAGCAGGCCGTGTGATGTTGTGGACTAACAGTGGTGGTGAATATGCTTCTGGTGTAACTCCTCCTACTGGCTGGACTGACAAGGGCATTGGTGGTTGGACACCAGCACTTGAAATGATGTATATGAATGGTAAACTTACCAAAGATATCACCTTCGACGAAGTACGAGCAAATGCTCGTAAGTAATAAAAAGGGGCTTATGCCCCTTTTTTGCGTCTAAATAAACACATGAACACAGAAGATTTTGTATTAGACCTAAAAGATTTTACCTATGATAGATATATTCTTGGTGATATCTTTGATGCCGCAAGACCATACGGTAGACTTAAGGCATTAAAGTGGAGGCAACCAGGCCCATTAATACCTGTAGAAAAGTCTGTCAATCTCGTAATTCAACACGGTGACAACATGATGGTTGATCCATCAAAAGCACATCTAAGTTATGATTTACTCCAGCATGATTACATTCGTGACATGGTTAGTAGATTGAACTTTGATACACCAATGAATTCTGGTAACGTTGATATCATTTGGAACAGACGAGGCTTTATTTTTGAGCCACACGTAGATCATTATGCTCAGGCAACAATGATATGGACAATTCTACCAGTCGAAGAAGAAGCAAAAGTAAACTTCTACAGTAAAGATAAAATTCAGTACCAGTTAGGTCAAGCATTGGGTTTTGCTAACATTCTTAGGAAAGAGGATATCATCCACGAACACACATACGGTTTAAATTATCCTACAATTTTCAATAGTCACTGGCCGCATGGTGTTAGTTTAGTCAACGACACCGAACGAGTATGTTTACGATTGCGGATCAACGAGCCCTTCAGTTCTATCGTTGAAAAATACAAAAACGGTACTTTAATCAAGTAAAAGATCCAAAATCTATTGCCATCAACCATAATCTTTGCTATATAACACCATAGCAACTTATCTCGAAATGATTGACAATTTTGAAATCAACGGCGAAGGCGCAAGTGTTATCTTGACACGAGTGAAAGAACGTTCTTACAACTACATGGACGTTCTCTAAACTTAGTTTGGATAAACTCAAAAGAGGATCTTATTGACAAGATCCTCTTTTTTTATTACAATAAGCCATGACTACTCAAATACTATTGCTGATTCTATTCTCAGTAAAACACTTTATCGTAGACTTCCTGCTACAGAAACCATATCAATGGATGAACAAGGGAACCTACGGACACCCTGGTGGCATCTTACACAGTGGCTTACACGGTATTGCTACTCTTGCCATATTATTCTTCTTTGTTGATCCTACTACTGCCATCGTGTGTGGTTTGATTGATTCAGTTGTTCACTATCATATTGACTGGGCAAAGATGAATCTCAATAGTCGTATGGGATGGACTGCTACAACACACGAAGAGTTTTGGTTTCTTATGGGATTAGATCAACTCTTACACAGTCTCACTTACGTATTCATTATCTGGAGTATCAATGTCTAAAATGAAACAACCCTATTTTGATATTGCATTGGCAGTAGGCGGTTCACATTACCCAGGTGTGGGTGGTGAACTACTCGAAAAGTTCGGCAAGGAAGTTGCCCGTCAATGTGCTGAACTAATGGAAAGCCAGCATGACTGGGTTAGTAATGTTGCCGCAAGTAAAGCAATCAGAACAAAGTTTGGAGTAGACGATGGCGTATAACTTTGAATTATCAATCACAGCAACAGTTACCGGCAAAGTGGCCGAAGACATTGTGCGCACAGTTGTAGAACAACAAACTGGTCGAAAGATTCAGTATATCGAAGCAAGACTATCAAATGGCTCATTTGATGGTTATATAATCAACTTTGTGCCAGAGAAAACATCTGGCAAATCAAAGTCAACCAAACCTGATTTTGTAGAGGACAACTATAACCTATGAGTAACGAAACCGCTAAATTCCTAAACAGTCGCCGCCGTCATAAGACTGACGTTGCGATTGCCCGCCAAGTAAAGATTGCTAAATCGCATCATACTCATGATCACCGCATCGACCGTCAGCCGCACAGACTAGCGAAACATCATGCTATGGACTGCGGCAATCCTGGTTGCTACTTGTGCGGCAACCCACGCAATACACACGGCAAAGACCGTCTTACCGTACAAGAGAAACGCTTTTTCCAAGACTTGGAATCCAAGCGTGATCGACACAGTAATGGATTACCTGACCAAGAATAATTCCATTTTTGCTTGACCTAAACTAGCTCCTGTTGTATACTAACACTATCAACAGGAGCTTTTTAATGATTCAATTAGTCGGACTAACGCATCGTCAAGTAGAGCTACTTGATGTATTGTGGGATTTGGATTCAGCGGAAGAAGTTCAAAATTTTATATCAGATTTAAGTGATAGAGACCAACAAGAATGTCAAACTCTTATGGAGTTACTCAGACTAGAGTTGTTGGATCAATCTATCAATCTATTGTTATCATTCAAAGAAGCAAACAAAGTTATCAGTAAATTTACCTTAGGAAAATAAATGTCAGTAGTTACCATATTCCCAGATATTGAAATTCTCAAAGAAGAGGATTCCAAAGCCGCAGTTGATCGTTTTCGAACCCGTACCACAGTAGAACTACACCGACAAATTGTAACTGTAGAGTTTGTCAAAAAAGACGGCACACTACGCACTATGCGTTGTACCTTAAGCGCAAATGGTATTCCTGCGGCAGAGCAAGAAAAGATCATGGAAAACGCTGATCGTAATGCCGAGAAGCCGCGTAAAGTAAATCCTGAAGTTCGCTCGGTCTATGATGTAGAAGCAGGCGCTTGGAAATCATTCCGTTGGGATAGTGTCAAATCAGTAACTTATAACGATGAGGTAATGTAATGTCAGTTTATTGGATCAACCGCTTGAACGAAAGCGACAGTCGCCTTCATAAAGAAGCAGTCTTACAAGATGCGCTTAATATGGCCACTCTTGGCAACACTGATGCTGATAACTTCTTGACCCTATCTAACTATGCTTACAACCCATTCATTACATTTGGCTACAAGCAAGTAGAACCTACTGTTGGCATCACTGGTGCTGAAAACCCATGGTCAGACTTTGATACCTTACTATCTCGCTTGCGTGTTCGTGCTCTAAGTGGCCATGCCGCACGTGATGCTATCGAAGATATGTCGAAGCGTTTTGATAGCGAACAGTGGAACGGCTTGTGTCGTGCTGTTATTCTCAAAGACCTACGTGCTGGTATCTCTGAGAAAACAATCAACAAGATTGTCAAAAAGACCAAGTACACTATTCCCACATTCGGTTGTCAACTTGCTACATCGTGTGAAGATCGTCCTGAAATGAAGGGCGAGAAGCGCCTCGAACCTAAGCTCGACGGTGTTCGTGCCCTATTCGTGGTCAACATCGACGGTGCTGAAACGACAGTTGCTTGCTACTCTCGTAATGGCAAAGTGTTTGACAACTTCACTCACATTGAAGTTCAGATTGTACAACAAGCAAAAGATATCGCTGGCCGCCTCGCTAAGCATATCGGCACTAATACCTCTAAAGGCTTTGTGCTTGACGGTGAAGTAATTGGCAAGTCATTCAATGAATTGATGAAACAAGCTCGTCGCAAGACTGATGTACAAGCTACTGACAGTGTGTTCTATGCTTTCGATGTACTCCCACTCTCCGAGTTCCGTGAAGGTCATTGTAACGCTCAACTATACAAACGCATCAAGGCTCTTGAAGAATGTCGCTCAGTATTTGACACTATGGACAATGTTGACTTGCTACCACACTTGATGGTTGACTTGGACACTGCCGAAGGCCGTGATCAGTTCCATCGCTATGCTGGTGATCAAGTTGAAGCTGGCTTCGAAGGCATTATGATTAAAGAGTTGAACGCTCCTTATGAATGTAAGCGTAATACTAGTTGGTTGAAATGGAAGCCTGTTATTACTGTTGACTTGGAGGTGGTCGATGTTGAAGAAGGCACTGGTAGAAATGAAGGACGCCTTGGAGCACTGGTGTGCCGTGGTGTTGATGACGGACGCACCATTAGCGTCAATGTTGGTAGTGG